GTCATACATTCTTGCAGCGTCATCGAGATACTTGATAATCTTCTGCATATCTGTTTTACAAATCTCCATCACCCCGAAGTGTTTAAGAATGATTTTACCAACTCATTGAAATACATTTCATCGGTTGGGATTTCATCGTCAGCATTCATAATCTCGTTGGCAATGGATTTTTTGCGATGGATGAGGCGATATATCGTATGGTCGATAGTGCCACGACCAAGCAGATAGTAACAGGTTACATTATCTTTCTGCCCGATACGGTGAGCACGGTCTTCGCATTGACAGCAATCGGCATATGTCCAAGCCAGTTCTATGAATGCCACATCGGACGCTGCGGTCAGCGTAAGTCCGACACCAGCGGCTTTAATGGAACAGATAATAAGCTGCACATTGGGATTGTTCTGAAAAGCGTCAACCGAAGCCTGTTTGTTTACTGAGCTATCACGCCCTGTAACCGTGACGGCACGGGGGAATATCTTTTGCAATTCATCCACAATCTCGTGTAGCGAACAGAATACAATGAGTTTCTTTCCGCTATCAAGGAATGTTCGGATAAAATCAACCGCCTGTGCAATCTTTCCTTTTGTGGCCAAGGAGCGCAAGGTCATAAACCTGACAAGAGCCTCCATGCGCATTTTACGGCGTATTTCCCAATCTGTACACTCTGTGTATTCCTGCAAGTAAGCGGCAAGGTCTTCGGCTGCAAGATTATATTCCTTGTCGTTTGAAATCTCAATATATAAATCCACCCTTGTCTTGTCAGGCAATTGGGGAAGCACTTTTGCTTTCTCTCTGCGTATCATACATGTATTGTATAACTGTCTTGACAGTTCTGAAAGAGGAACAGCAGGTTCGGCAGTCTTGTCTTTAGGGTCGGTACAATAATCAGCAATAAACTTGGCACGCCCACCGAACTCGCCCAAACGGTTCATGATGGACAACTGCGCGATTAAATCTTCGGGACGGTTAACCACTGGAGTACCTGAAAGGAGAATGCACCAGTCCTTACCTACGGACAACCCTTTTGTGAAAATTGTCTGTTGTGCTGACGGGTCTTTGACACGATGGCTTTCATCTATGATTATGGACTTGAACGCCTGTATCTGCGGATTGAAAACAACATCCTTCAACCGAAACTGCTTTCCTCCTCGGATGTCCCATACAAAGAACTTACGCAGGCTTTCATAATTGACTATGGCGACCTGATGAACTCCCATTGAGAGAAGATAACCCCAAGTTGTACGCACATTGTTGTCAAGCACAAGGGCTGATTTGTCCGTAAACTTTTCGAACTCGCGCTGCCAATTGATTTTCAATGATGACGGACAAATGACAAGGCAGGGATAAGCGTTAGCAGTATCGACAATGCCAATAGACTGCAAAGTCTTTCCCAAACCCGGCTCATCACCGATGATTATGCGCTTATGCTCTAACCCGAAGCAGATTCCCTCACGCTGATACTCGTAAGGTTCGACACGAAGGTTATGTTTCAGTATGTTGCTCATTATTTAAAGTTCTCTATCTCTGTTATTAAATCCTGTTTGTCTATTCCTTTTATGTACTTGAACAGCACGAGGTCGATGCACTGATTGTAGAACTGCTCAAATTCGTGCTGTTCCATAGCGGCAAAAGAAATTGAGAGGTATTCTATCTCATGCTCTCCGTATTCGTTGATTGTATTGGTGAAATATCCTAAATCACGTTTGAACCGGCGCAGCATATCGTATTCGTTGCGTATATTCCATTTTTCAACCAAAGGGAGCGGAAGATTGTCGAACGTGAGCCGAACCAGTGCAAAGAACTTTTTATGATGCTCGTAGTTTCGAGGGTTACTCACTTTGCACCTGACAACAGAACCGACACGAAGCCGTTTCTTCAAATCAAGGTCGCTGTCATGGAGCGGCACAAGACCGCAAGGGGTTACTTTGCAGAATATATCCATAAGTTTAAGTTTGAGGGGTTAGACACCAAAACTGGAATGCCAGTTCTTCATATTTCTCTCGTCCACGTCTGTAAACCTCATCGTAACGGTTGATGAATTTTTTAAACACACGGCAGTTCTTCTTACTGATAGCGTAGATGAAATCATGGTCGGAATGAGCGATGTCCATATACCAAGCACGGCTTCTATCCCAATCGAAGAAATCAACTGCTTCCTCAAACTGCTGCTCAGTAGAGGCAAATGTAGTTTTAAGGTCTCCACCAAACGAACCGAGCCACCAATCCCATTTGCACCGGGTATCAAGTGAGAACTGAAAATCGCAATATGTGAATGGTTGTGACCTGCCCACCATGAACCGTTGCGTTTCAGCACATTCAAGAACCTTGGCGAGAAATGCATCTTTACGTGCCTCCATACGGAGGGATTTATGCATTTCCTGTGCGTGACGGAACTCGTCATCAGTATATTGCACATCATCTACCGTAAGGTGATAATAATCCACCCGAGCCGGTTCCGTGATAATCGCATCAACCAGAGAACCAAACCGAAACGCAGCCTCCTTATCTCCGTATTGCATACGTGGGTGCAGAATGTTTTTCAGTTCAGTGAGGTCAGAGTTGCTGACCTCACTTCTGCTGTAATATGTATCCGGGTTACTCATAATAGTCATCGTAATCGGGTTCGTAATCTTCTTCGTATTCAATTTCACCGATACCACCGCACACTTCACAGGCTTCTTTTTCGCCTCGGCAATAGTGTTGTCTCTTGGCTTCGGCCACTTCTTCTGTTTCGGGCAGACAAAGCCACGCTTCTTCAGTGCATTCTGTTTCCTTGTCTGTTTCGATATTATAGGCATACCAATGATAACCTTTGCCGTTACAGGCTTCACACTTAACCATATTAGGTTCTTTCTCGTTCCACGGGGCACGCGGGTCATATTCTGCTCCGGGTGGGTAGTATCCGCTTTCGTACATGATTACTTGGCTTTTACATCTTCTACATACTCTACACTCTCATCACTGATGAACACGTCCTCTTTGGCAAGTTTCTCACAGAATGTAATCTGCTTCTTGAACATCTTGGAGAGTTCATCCACTGAAAGTTGACATCCCTCCTTGCTCCACCACATGGAGAGTATCGGCAAAATGCCTTCAGGGTTGAGAAGATTGATTTTTTGAGCAACTTTTACCTTGGGCTGATAACCTTGCTGCATGATGGATTGCTGACCGAACAGAGTTTCCATTTCGGACTGCTGACGTGCCATTTCAATTTTTTGCTTTTCTTCCTCTTCCTTGCGTTTGCGTTCGGCTTCCTTTTCTTCTGCCTCCTTGCGCTGACGAGCTTCCATTTCCGCCTTGATACGTGCAGCTTCGGCGGCATTAGATTGCGCGATACGCTCAAGATTTGCTTTTTTAGAAGGCAAGCGGTCCAATATGAAATCCTTGTTGTCCTGTACTTCACATGAATACATCTCCTTGAATTTCTTGGCAAGACGTTCTTTCGTTTCAATCTCCACCTTCCGCACCTCATCTACAGATACTCCGGCAGGAATGCGGATAAGCGTATGAAGATTGAACAGCCAATCAGCAGGTAATTCTGTAGCATAACCTTTTATTGAATCAAATACAGTCTGATAGTTTTTGAGTGTCACGCCATTGTCCTGTTGGCTTAAATAGTTTATTGTCTGATTGAGGAATGTCGTGAATTGCGCATTGAAATCATCTTCAATGTCCTGCTTCATCTTGTTGCGAGCCGCTTCCGCCTGTTGGCGTTCATATTCTTTGCGGCGGCGTTCTTCCTCTTCAGCACGTTTCTTTGCTGCATACTGGTTGCGGAGCTGCTGCAACTTGAATGGAATCGTATCGACTTTAGTCGGGTCTATGGCATTCTCCATTACCGTGAACTCACGGCGTATATCGTCAAAGAGTTTGGTTACAGGTGAACGGCGTTCGTTCATCTTGCGGACAGTCTTACGTGCTTTCTCAATGAAAACTGCAGCCTGTTGGTCGAGTTCGTCTGTCATGCCCTGTGTCTGTATTGTTTCAAGGAGGACTTGTCCCGCTCTCGTACAATTGTCACGAGAGAGTTTGTTGTCTTGATATGATTGAGGAGCAGCAGATACGATGGTCTGAATGTTCTCCTGCTTTATGATTGCCAATTGGCTTTCGCCGAATGTTGTTTCCTGTGACATAGTGGTAGAGGTTTAGAAAGTATCATCACCATCGTTATCTGATTGCTGTGCAGGGTCGATGGTTACTCCTGCAGACATATCCGGTGCCGGTGCAAAGTGCTGTTCTTGTTGTTCAGATTGTCCATTGGCTTCCACTCCTCCGTATGGGTCAAAATCGGTAGGTTGTTGCTCGATAATTTCTGTTTCAAGCGAAGTACCACGTCCGATATTAAGTTTCGGATAGGTCTTGAAAGCGTGTTTTACGCATTTTGCCATCAGGAAGCCCGTATCAATCTGACCGTCCTTGCCGTAGAGTTCATTCGACTTGGTTACATACTGGCGTGTCTTTGAATCGTAGTAGGTGTTCTGCTTGTCGGAATAGCCTTTAAGACGCATCCAATCCTGTTCCGTCATCACAGAATAGTCAATAGTGCCGTCTGCACGAGTAATCTTCAGAAAACAGGCGATAATCTTGTTTGACCTGCGAGGAAAAGCTGACATATAGTTCACAATCTTCTGTCCGTTCTGTTCGCCATATTGGAAAGTGTCGCCCTCGTACACGATTACCGGATTGTCCGCGTGCCGTATCTGCCCGGCATTCTTGCGGAGTACCAACTCGCCATATCCTGATATGGTAAGGTTGCAGACTTTTTCCCATATATCCTTTCCGCTTTGGTCTGTGCCGACTTTGACAGAGCGAGGAATGAGGTAGCAAAGAGCCTGTGCGCCAGTGGCAAGTGTCAGCCCCTTGACAGCAAGGTCGATAAAGGCATAGAAGATGGATGTGCCGGAACATTCACGGAGGTTCTGCTTGTCACGTAACTGTTGGTTGAAATAAATAGCCTCCCTTTCGTACACTTGTTCGCCTCCTTCTTTCCAAATGGAGTTGTACACGCTGATGAACTGATTTCGCACACGTTCATTGCGTATCACATCAATGGCTTTCATTGACTGCAATTCTTTCGCTAATGATATTGCATTGCTCATAATGATAATACTTAAGTTATTTAATACAGTTTGTTATGTTGAGGGAGTTGCAGGATTCGAACCTGCGACCTGCTACATCTTGGTCATTTGGGTGTACACCGCCGCTCTATCCGCTGAGCTACACTCCCTTATCTCGTTATTTGAAATAATCCTGTCGGGTTTTCTGCAAGGCTCTCAACTCCGCTGTCCGATATTCCACTTTTCCGGGGCGTTTGTAAGGCTCAATTTTGCCCTGTCTGCGCCATCTGTCAACATTACCACGCCCAAACATTTCATACGCTTGTCGTTGACTGATTATTTCGGGGTCGTTGTGTGCTTCGGAGAGCATACGAACCACCGAACTTGCCACATCGTGGACAAAGGTGTCATAGGTTACTGATTTGTCGGAGAAATCGAGGGTTGTCATAGTTTTTACTTTTTATCCTGTTGATACTCAGCCCACACAATTTTGCACATCTGCCAAACGAGATAGACAAAAAGTGCTACGACAAGAATGCCGATAAGTGAAAGGTTTTCCATTACGAGATGTGCGATTCCACCAGCGATGACACATAAAAACATAATGCCTGTCAGCACAAGCTGGGTTAAGTTCGTGATATTTTCCAAGTGGTCATCCAGATAATCTTCTGCCTGTTCAATCCTATGTTTGAGATTGTTTTTTACTGATGATTTCATATAATTTCGTTTTTAATGGTTATGGTAACGGATTTTCTTTCGGTGGTACAATCGCCACGATTTGAGAACCTTTGTAGATGTAAACAGGGAATCCGCAAGTGTGATTCTTTGCTTCTTTTTTCGCTTCACGGAGGGTGTAAAATTCGTAATGGTCGCCGCACCAATTGTCGATGAATGTGTACATGGTTGATTAACTTATTCGTTTGACAATGACAACACGTCTTTCACGGTCGGTTTCTGTCTTGTACACTCTGTTCCACTTGAAACCGAGCATACTCGCCATACTTCTTGCAGTTGTACAGAGTGATGCAGGAAACTCCTTGCTCTCTCCGATTTTCATAGGCTCTAATTCGCCTGTAATCGTCTTTTTTTTAGCCATATCTTCGGTCGTTTGAAGTTTAATGTTTAGCTTTATGGTGCAAAGCTATACAAAAATACAGACACTTGCAAATAATTAAGTTATAAAAATCATATTGTCTGTATTATTTTATAGTCTAAAATTTATAACTCGCTATATATTATGGACTTATCTATTATTAGAAATTTGAGCGAAAAAAGAGTTGGAGGCATGAGAAAATTAGCCTCCGACATAGGCATGAGTGAAGCCAACTTGCATAGATGCGTGAATAACAACAAAATTCAGGCTGCTGACTTAGAAAAAATAGCGTTGCTGTTAAAAATTGACATCCGTGTTTTCTTTGATGAGCAACTCTTTGAACGCGCAAATAATACAGTGCATACAAACGGAGATTTCAGCCCAGCCTCTATGAATGGGAATGTATCAGTCGGTGGCGATGCTATTCTTGCAGAGCGTGTGAAGCATTTGGAAGAGTTGCTCGCAGAGAAAGAGAGATTGATTAAAGTTTACGAAAAGATGGTGGAGGGAAGAAAATGAAATATGCTATTGGAATGCTATGTTTCTTTGCTTCGCTTGTATTGGCTGCCTGTAGTGAAGATGCCGATAAGGGTTCTGAACACTATTCGGGTGTGTTTTTGAGTATGGAAGCTATAGATGCTATTACTCCGGAAGATTTATTTTCTGATGTCATATTGCATAATGTTGAGTTTGAAAAAGAGGAAGTAGGAAAAGGAGAGCCTGTAGAAGTTGGTGGTTACACTATGAAGACAGAAACTACTTATGACTTAATCATGCGAGAATTCGAAGCTGACTTGTATATAAAAACAGAAAAAAGAACAGATAAAATGTTTGAGGCAACTCGTGTTTATAAATATGTTTTTAAACAGGGAACTTACGGAGTGATTCAAATATCAGAAAATGCTATTACGGTCAACGGATATCCATATTGTAAACTTCAAAAATTTACACTAATACGTACTGAACCAATTGGAGAAAAATACTCAAAACAAGATGTAGAGACTGAAAATTACAAGGGAATATTCTCCTGCAAAAGCAATGGTAGAAACATAACTCTGTCAAATAGTGATTATATGTTTGAAGCCGTTCTTGATGGTAATAAATGCAAATTGATGGAGTTATCTCCTGAAAATAAAAATATCGGCATATTAGAAAAACAATGACCGGAGAGTACCCATATTGCGGAACAGGTTCTTTTACGGATGAACTGAAACGAGCCGCATTTGAAGCCATCTACAAAGACGGCTGTCATGATTGCGGAGACTGGATAGACACATTGGTAAATTGC